CTTCGAAGGAGTTCGGGAAAGCCCGTATTTCAATTTAGGACTGATGAGTTTGATGCCTGGTCGGGCCTTCTATCCCAAAAAGACAGGAAGACGATGGACTTTGGATCCTTTGGATCCAAACATTCGTTCCTGTCTTTCTGTGGAAGGACAGCTTATGGGCCATCCGTTGTCTTTTCCTCTTCTCTGTGTTATTAACCTTGCTGTTTACCGACTCGCCTTAAAGAGGTGGGTCAGTTGTGGTAAGGAGAAAACCTTTGAAGAACGATCTAGACTTCAGAATTTAATGAAGCATCAAGTTCTCGTCAACGGTGATGACATGTTGTTTAAGTGTACGAAGGAGTTTCATGACGATTTCTTTCTACCTATCTCGAAAGAGGCAGGTTTTAAGATTTCAACAGGAAAGCATTACCTCAGTCCATTTGCTTGTATGATTAATTCTCAGCTATTCAAACGAAATGATCGAATGAATCGCTGTGGTTATTTCAACCAGAAGATGCTTACAGGTTCTTCCTTGAAAGAGGGAGATTCTGTTGCCACTCCTGTGCAGATTGGCCGTGAGGTTTCCAAAATGGTTCTGCAGTGTCCTTGGACTCGTTCCACAGTCCCTGCTACAATGAACCGTTTTGGTCCCGAGTGGTTTGGTCCGATTTATCGTCCTAATTGGTACTTTCCAGTCCATTTAGGCGGTTTTGGATTAGATGATTCAATTGCTCCTTCAGATTGGCGTTCTCGGGTCACGAAAGATCAGAGGCTTATGGCTTCTCGATTCATTAATGATCCTTCGATGGCTTTATACCGTCGGGAAGGGATGTCTATTCCTTCTGCTAAATACGCTAATGCACTTCTCCATTATCGTTTTGTTACCGGCCCCTACGTTCCTGAAAAGGATGAAGTAGAGGCTAATTCAGACGACTGGTTAACACGAATTGCTTATGCAGCTCGTGCCCGTGGAGATCCACCTGTGGATGACAATGTGATGACAGTGAAGTTTAAACCTGAGTATCGTCTGAAGCCTATGTCCTGGGACCGTCTGTCTCATTACTGGGTCGCTCAGATGTTTTCTCGAGGTGGACCTATCTGTCCTCCGTTAAATGTTCTTCAGACACCGAAACAAATCTCTGGTAGCCGAACGATCACGACTATTCGTAGTGGTCATGGAATAATTCATTATGGTTATTCTGTGAGACCCACCTACGGTCCTAAACAATCGTTCAGTTATGAGAGTTTTGTGGATGACCCTTCATTTGACTTCTCGTCCTAAACAAGACGTTAAACTGTTACTGGGTTTCTGAGGGTAATACCCCAAAACGGTGTCGAGA